CCAATAGCACCTGTCGCACCCGTGTTTCCCTGAGAACCTGTATTGCCTTGGGAGCCTGTCGCTCCAATAGCCCCTGTAGGGCCTGTGTTGCCCTGTGAGCCTGTATTACCAGTTGCCCCAGTATTACCTGTAGCTCCGGTGTTTCCAACGGCTCCTGTAGAGCCTACGGCTCCAGTTGGACCTGTGTTACCTTGGCTTCCAGTTGGTCCAGTTTGCCCAGTGCTTCCTTGAGAACCTGTGCTACCCGTTGGTCCAGTTGGGCCAACAATTCCTGTGGCACCTGTATTTCCTGTGCTACCAGTATTTCCAATTGCTCCTGTTGCACCAGTTAATCCAGTAGGTCCTGTTGGACCTGTTTGCCCTTGCGAACCAGTATTGCCAGTAGAGCCAGTAGGGCCAGTGTTACCAGTGCTACCCGTGTTACCTTGCGCACCAGTTACTCCTGTTGACCCAGTGGATCCAGTAGACCCTGTGCTGCCAGTACTACCTGTAGATCCAGTAGAACCTGTGGATCCTGTTGAGCCTGTAGAGCCTGTGCTGCCTGTACTTCCTGTGGAGCCAGTTGAGCCAGTCTTTCCTTGGCTGCCTGTAGCGCCTGTGGATCCTGTAATACTTGGGCCTGTAGGTCCTGTTGCACCGCTTGCTCCTTGAATACCTTGAGGACCGATTGGTCCTAATTCTATAATAAGTACATCTTGTACGGCAACATTGTACACATTTGTTGTCGTTGGAATTTCAACTGTTGAGATGCTATTGACTGTTACGGCCATTACTGCACCACGCTTGCACTAACGATAAACGCGCCTTGCAAGATTTGGTAAACGTTGCCTGCTGAATCGGTAAGATTCAAAGCATAATTGTAATTGCCTACTGGAAGGTTAGCTGCGCTAGTTTGAGTGGCAGTAAGGGTTAGTGTGACTTGACCAAGACCGGCACTAATAACTGCCTTGCCATTGGCTGTAGATAATTCTACGATGAGGTTATTGCTTATGTCGCGTACCTGCATATCCGCGCTGTAGCCTGTAAGGTCTACAGGAAGATTATTGATCTTCCAAATTGGTGCAAGGGTAAAGGTTGTGCCATTGGTTACGGCTATGTTGTATCTACCTGTATTCACTTATCCCCCTACGCCGTTGTGGTTATGTAAGGACCATAACCGCCGTTAACTAAAATATTATATTCAACTGGGCTAATGACATATTCATGTCCACCCAAGTAGCAGTAATCTGCATTCTGAGTCTCATCTACACCTGGTGTACGCTCTGAGAGAATTGCTGTTCCATAAACTAAAATTGTATTTGCACGAGCAATGCGATAGCGCCAAAACAAACGGGAAAAACCCGCTGGGCCTTCTTCAACCGTTGGCGGTTTGAATATGTATGTCATTGCTACCTTTCATGGCGTTGCCGCCTAGCCCCCACGTGCGAGGGCTAGGACAACAACTAACTCAAATTATGAGTTGTGGATTGAAGATGTTGATTCAATACGAACCAATGCAGCGTCACGGTAACGGCTCCAGCCGAGTACACCGTACCAACCGATTGGACGGAAACGCATCAACTTATCAACAATTGGTCCGAAGATAACGTGTGGCTCTTCGGCAACTGCTTCTGCAAGTGCTTGCTTACCAGCAACGAGTGTACGGAATACACGTACGCCACCTGTAGCGTTAACATATGAAGATGTACCAAAAGTACCTGAAGATGATCCAGCACCTGTTCCATCTGTAGCAGAGAACAAACGTGGAGACTCTACGAACATTGATCCTTCGTAGGTTCCGATTGTTCCTGGCCAGAATTCTGAAGCACCAGTCTCAGAGAACTTATGGTCATCACGCCATCCGCCAGAACCAGTTTCTGAGCGAAGGTCAAATGAAACTTCTGGGTGGATACCAGTCCAGTAGTATTCTCCTTGACGAGGAACAGCCTTGTTAGCGCGTAGCTTTGCTACTGCTGTACGGATGTCGCGTGACTTGATTACGTCAGTTCCAAGAATTGACTTGTTTGTTGTTCCGTTTGTGTATGTACCTGCATAGGTAGAAACAAGAGAACCGTTGACTTCTGCAATTGCATTTGGTCCACCAACGAGAGTGTTGAGAACTGTTGTGTCAAGTGAGTCAGCCATGTTGAAGGCGATGATGTCAGCGATTGCTGGATCAACGTCTGAGAGTGAGAATAACTCCAACTTACGTGTAGCAAGTGAAGCGTTACCGTATTCATTCAGTGAAACGGTGACAGGTGTAGTGTTGCCTAGGGCTACTGCATCTGGATCAACGTCTTCTGAAAGTGGTGAAGTAACTGCTGAAAGATCTGTGTAAATCTGGAAGACTACAGAAGATCCTGGCATTGCTTGTTGTACTGGACGCTTGTCCGCTACGTCGCGGATAAGAGGTACAGCACGGAGAGCGAATTCAACATAACGATCATAGGCTGTTTGTACTAGAGAAGTACCAAGGGAACCAGATGATGTATCTGTATATGCGTTGCTCATGTGTCACCTTCTTTCTTAAGGTTTGTGCGATGGATAGAAAATGTTCTATCTGCGTCGTTGAGTAGGCTGTCCCATAAGTTGATTCAACTCATCTATTGATTTTGCGCCTGAGATTTGTGACATTAAGTCAACATCACGAGACGGAGTTGTAGCATTTTGAGTAGCCGCATTGATCCTCTGATATGAGGCGCGGTTTGCTTGCTCTTCTTCGCTGATAGGAGCAGACTCTGCATCAGCCTTCTGAAAACCAAATACATCGGCATTTTCAGTAAGCCATGCGTCAATCTGCTCTGGCGTACTAACGTCGCCAGGTATAAACTTGGCTACCTTGTCAGGTACGCCTTTCGTTGCCAATACGTCTTTGACTGAGCGTGAGCGAAGATCAGATTGAATCTGTGCCAATTGCTCGGACAGTTCTTTCTTTTCCTTCTCAGCGCGCTTCAATGCCTTGCGAAGATTCGCAGGACCATTAGCATCTTGTACTTCTTCGGTGACATCAAAGTCATCGTCTTCATCATATTGGTTTGCCATGTGGCACTCCCTTTCGTGTTGATTGAGACGCAGGCCGCAAGCACTTCCAGGGGAAGAAGTGTTGGCTCCCACTACCAGTCTAAATACGCGTCATCTATGCTGGTGAGTAGTGACGGATTTTATTGTTATGAAACGCCTTGAGCGTTAGCTATTCCTAGGCTCTGTGCTTGAGTTGAAGCACCGGAAGATCCACTGAAGGTGGATACTTCTTGTGTCTGTAAACGCTTCAATGCTGCTGCGGCTTCAGCGGCACCTTGTGTGCCAAAGGTAGATGCTTCAAGTGCTTGACCAACTTGTTCTGGAGCCACGTAAGGGTTGTAACGAGCAGCCAATGTTTGTGTGGCTGGCAACTGCTGAGCAATTGTTCCAAAGCCTTGTGCGGCTTGTGCTTGTGTTACACCTTGTGCTGCCAATCCCATAGCACTCAATGGACCAGTTCCGCCGTATTGAATGTTAGTTCCTTGACGTGCTGCTTCAGCACCGATTTGAGCCGCAGTAACTTGCTGTTGAATAACATTTGCAGCAATGTCTGGGCTAAGTAGATGAAGGGCAAGTGCGCCTTGAGTTAATCCATATTGACTTTGCAATTGAGCAATGACTTGTGGGTCTTCAGATTGTAGGGCAGACATAGCAGCATTTACACGCATTTGTGTTTCTGCTGGAGATACATCCTTGCCAATCAATTGACCAAGCAAAGCATTGTCTGTTGCTGCGGCTGGTAGTCCAGCTTGTTGCATAACAGCCTTGTATGAATTTTCTGTGGCAATATATGATGCTGGATCCAATGGTGTTAGTCCAGCCTTTTCACGAAGTGTGTTACCAGAAAAACGTGTTTGCCAAGCATTAGCCAAAGCCACTACATTTGGGTCTGTTGATTTAGAAGCATTTGGATCTTGAGCCAATGCTGTAATAGTTTGAGCATCATAGTTACTTTGAGTAAGACCAAGAATTGCGTTACTAATTGCACCCGTTGGGTCAATACCATAGCCAGCAAGAGTTGATTGCATTAGTTGTAATGCGTTTTTATTTGCAATTTCTTGTTGTGCAGAAGCAGATGAAGGTCCTGTTGGCCCAGTTGCGGTTATAGGTGTACCAGCAATACTTGTTTGCGTATATGTACCACCATTGCCATCTGCATATGTGGTAGTAACAGTATATGTTCCATCACCATTTGGTGTAGAAGTTTGACCAATAACTGTTCCAGCTGTTGGATTTGCTGGAGAAGAAGTAACTGTTCCACCATATTGTGTAACAATTTTATTAAATGCTTCTCCACCGCCAGAATTTGACGCTGCTACCGCAGCAGATGCTGCCTTGGCTTCTGGTACGCCAAGATCAATCATACGCTGTACTTGAACATCACTTGCCATTATTGACCCACCACCAATCCAAAGTTACGAAGCATATTTGTGGCAGTATCCATTAGGCTGTTACGAGCATTGGTTGTATTTAGCCATTCAGGACGTTGCTTGACTTGTGTCATAAATTGATCCAAAGACATAGCTTGTGGGTTAGAAGGATCTGTGCCTCTCAAAGCACTGGCAACCATTGCGCCATAGCCAGTAGGTGCGCTAAGGTCAATGCTGCTTGGATCTACATTCTCTAGCAAACCGCTAAGAACATTCTTGTAAGGAGCAGCCAAAGAATCTACAGTGACGCCATCCATGATTTGCTTGGCAAATGGCTTGTAGATATTTGCTGCTTGGTTCATCAAATCTGTCTTCCAAGTATCAAGATTTGTAGTACCCATCTCAATGCTGTTGGCTGCGTTAGTAGCATAATCTGCACCAGTCGCACCCGCTGGAAGAACAAGGCTATTTAGGCCGTAATCTTTAGCCCATGAGCGAATCTGATTGACATTTGCCGCTCTATCTCCACCAAGTTTTTGATTTGGGTTATTCTTAGATAGTTGAATAATGTGCTGTTTGATCTGATTTGCAATGTCTGCTGAGTTAAGATTCTGCCCATAATAGTTATGCAATGTCCAGTCAACAAGATTATTTGGATCATAAGTGTGGGTTGAGTTGGCATTGATATGTGAAGCAGATGGGTTGTTAGGATCATAATTAGCACCCATGAGTGATGGATCTACATTGTAACCAATTTGCCCTTGAAGGGTTGATAGGTAATCTGATACACGGTTATATGAATCAGCATAAGAAGCAGCGTTTTCAAGACGATCTTTTTCTGCTGATTGCCATTGTGAAGTGTGTGTTTGAGCAAACTTAGTAGCAATAAATGCTTGTTGGAATTGAGCAATTGAGTAGTGCTGATTCATCGCAGTGATGAATAGTTTTTGCAATTCTCCAGTTGGATCAGATTGAATGTAAGAAGCAGGTACGCCGTACTCGCTAGTAAATTTTTGCCATGCTGGATCTGCTGGGTTAAATGCGCCGGTAGGACCTGTTACAGCAGGAAGAACTGTTGCTGGGCCAGTTGGAGCTGGCACACCTGGTGCAGACTTTTGAATTGGTTTAGCA